ATAAAATAAAAGGACTAAAAAATGGAAAGAAAACTTGCCTCAATCCAGACTATACTAAACCTTCAACCTATTGAAGGGGCAGACAGGATAGAAACCGCAACTATTCTTGGTTGGAGCTGCGTTGTAAAGCGTGATGAGTTTTCAATAGGTCAATCTGTAGTTTATATTGAAACAGACTCACTCTTACCCCCTTTAGAATGTTTTGATTTTATGCAGCCTAGACATTATCGTGTAAGGATTGCAAAATTTAAAAAACAGATATCCCAAGGTTTAGTTATGCCTATAACTATACTTCCTCCAGGAAAATATAATGAGGGACAAGACGTTACGGAAATCCTTCAAATCCATAAACATGACCCTCAAGGAGATAAAGAAAAAAGATTACAAGAACAGTTAGAGACTATAAATAAAAATAGGGTGGATAAGTTTTTTAAAAGATATAAATGGTATAGAAATTTCTTTAAAAAAATACCAAAAGGTTTTCCTCACTTTATTAAGAAGACGGATGAGGATAGGATACAATTATTTCCAAGGATATGCGAACAAGAAAAAGGTACTGTCTTTTCAGTAACTTCTAAACTTGACGGCACATCCGCAACTTTTGCCTTAATTAGAACAGAAGGTAGAAGATGGTGGAATAAATTTTTACTTCCTAAATATACTTTTGTAGTGTGTAGTAGAAATCTACATCTTAAAAAACCTAATGGTAGTTTCTATTGGGAGATGGCTATTAAAAAAGATATGAAAAGTATATTACAAAGGTTAATAGGTACAGAAAAATTTGTTATCCTTCAGGGAGAAATTATGGGAGAAGGTATTCAAGGAAATAAATTAAAATTAAAAGAAAGAGAATTTTATGCCTTTAATTTAATATACCCAAACTACCAACTCAACAACGAAGACGCTAAAAAAGTATTAGGTAGATATGATATAAAATTTGTACCCATACTTCCTGATTTAATATTAAAAGATTCAATACCTGAATGTGTTGAATTAGCTAAAGGTAAATCTTTACTGAATAAAGATATGTTAAGGGAAGGGATAGTTTTAAGAAACTATAAAAAGGGATTATCCTTTAAAATAATCAACCCAGATTTTTTATTAAAATATGATGAATAGGAGAAATAATGGATTTGAAAATTGAGCATCCTGGGATTACTGTCTACAACGAAGATTGCATTAAAGTTTTAAAGACTTTACCAAATGAAAGCATAGACTTTGTTCTAACAGACCCTCCATTTAATGTAGATTTAAATTACACTATAGTAAAGGATAATCTTAAGGATGAAGTATATAGGGATTGGTGTATTGAATGGATAAGAGAACTTGGTAGAGTTGTAAAAGAAGGAAAGGTTATAATAATCTTTTCTGGAGATGCAAAATTGTATTGGGTATTTGATGCTATAATGAAAGCTGGAATTAAGTATAACCATATTTTTAAATGGATTAAAATGAATTCTCAAGGTAATTTACCAGGTACAGGATTTTTAAATAAAGTTGAATTAGCGTTTCTTTGTAGTAAAGGGGATTTAAAAAAAGAATTTATGAACCATAAATTAATAGGTTCAGATTACTATTCAGTAGCAAATATGACTAAACGTAGTATAGGGTCTTTAGACCATATAGCACAAAGACCGGTAGAATTATATGCGTATCTCATTAAGGGTTTTACAAAAGAAGGGGAGACTGTGTTGGATCCGTTTTTAGGTTCCGGGACTTGCCTGCAGGCGGCTATGTTACAGAAACGAAATTTTATTGGTATGGAAATTGACCCTTCTTATATTGAGAAAATAAAGATTAGGATAGACCGTGTCCAACGGGAGAAATTCTTTAGATAAAAGATTGGAGTATAGCCAAGTTCGGTAAGGCAGCAGACCGTTAATCTGCCCAGTGGAGGTTAGAGTCCTCCTACGCCAGAAAAAATATATAAGGAGTAAAAATGGAAATAGAATTTGATAAAAAATATCGCCCTTCAAATTTTGATGAAGTTATCGGGCAAGACCATATTATAAATTCATTAAAAGATAGAGAAAATTTCCCACATTCTTTAATATTTACTGGTCCTAGCGGTTGCGGGAAGACAAGTATAAGTAGAATCTGTGCTTCCTATACTGGATGTATAGAAGTTATAGAAGTGGATGCTGCTACTTATTCAGGTGTTGATGATATGAGAGATATAGCAGAACTTATGAAGTATAAGTCTATGCGAAGTAACGGAAAGAAATTTCTGATTATAGATGAAAGCCATATGCTTAGTAAAGCTTCCTGGAATAGTTGGTTAAAGATTATAGAAGAACCTCCTCAACATGCTTATTTTATATTTTGTACTACTGAATTTGAAAAGATACCACAAACTATAAAAACAAGATGTCACACTTACCAAGTAAGGGAAGTATCTCTATTTGAAATAGAGGCTATTTTAGAAGGAGTATCTTCAAATGAAGATATAAAATTACCTAAAGGTGGATTAACAGTTATAGCTAAAGAAGCTTTTGGGAGTCCAAGACAAGCATTAGTATTTTTATCACAGTGTAGAAATTGTGAAACTTTAGACGAAATTAAGAATACAATAGGAATAGCTGTAAGTGGAGATAGGGTTTATAAATTATGTAAAGCACTTGTTAATAATAATAAAAATCCTATAGAACTCTTAGGAATGTTGAGAGATATAAAAGACCTTAATCCTTTATCTGTTAAAATACAACTTTCCAGATACCTTAACGGATGTGTTTTAAATTCTAAAAGTACAAATGATATGAAATATTTTTTATCCATGTTAGAGGTTATTAACGGGATTAAAGAGGATAAAGAAACAGGGTTCTCTTCTATACTCTTAGCTTTTGGAGAAATATTTTTAAAATGATTAATAAAACACTTCCGGAGATGTTAAAAATCTCCTATATACTATATATAATGAAAACACTTACAACAACTAAAACTATGAATTTAGGCATTCCTCGTATAAATTATAATGCAACAATCACTTACACAGTTTATGAAAATACTGAAACTATTTTAAAAGAAAAAAAGAGAACAAAACAATTTGTAAGAAGGATAAAAAGGATATTATCTTTATCGTGGAATGAAGTAGAAGCAGATTCTTTGAATCCTTAACTAAAAGGAGTAAACTATGAATTTAGAAGAAGCAAAAAAAAGTTTAATTATAGACAAATTTAAATTAGATGTTGAATGTCAATCCCAACCAGATACTTTCTGGAAAATCTCAGAAGAGTGTTCCAACGCTATTTCAATTAGAGATGCTTTAAAGGAAGAAAAAGATGTAGTATGGGCATATGAGTTTATAAAACAAAAACAGTCAGGAGAAAAGGTTACTGATTCTATGGCTAAATCTTTAGCGGATACAACTAAAGAATACACAACAGCAATCTCGGAATATCTTAAAGCAAAGGAGGAAGCAGATAAATGGATAGCTATGAAGGAGGCATGGCAGAGTAGAGCTACAATGATTAGAGAATTATGTGGATTGTATGTATCAGGATACTTTAATGAGATGTCAGTAAAACTTGATAAAACTAAATTATCAACTACCGAATATGAAAACCTAAGAAAAAAACTAAGACAAGAGGAGTAAAATTATGGCAGAAAAAAGAGCTTTTGAGTACAAACCAAGAAGTCAGGAACAGTATAAACAGAGAGCGACACAGAGAGGAACTATTAAAGAATCCTTCTTAGATAGAACATTTCCTGCATTTGCACCAAAGAAAGGTCCTAATAAGATTAGAATACTTCCTCCAACATGGTTAGAACCTAACCATTATGGTTATGATGTATGGGTACATTGGGGAATAGGAAGAGATGAATCTTCATATGTATGTAGTGCAAGAACCGAAAGTGAAGACTCCAGATGTCCTATATGTGAAGAAATTTTAGAAACAAAAGATAAAGAATTTGCTAATAAAATAAAGGCTAATAGACGAGTTCTTATGTGGATTATAGATAGAACAGACGAAGATGCAGGTCCTAAATTGTGGGCTATGCCTTGGACTTTGGATAAATCTTTAGTTTTACAATCTACTGATGATACTGGAGATACTTTATTTATAGATAGACCTAATGATGGATATGATATTTCTTTTGAATTAGAAGGAGAACGTCCTAAAGTACAGTACACTGGAGAGAAAGTAGCAAGAAATCAATCTCCTATTTCAAATGACCCTAAGAAAATGGATAGATGGTTAAATTTTATTACAGAACATCCTGTTCCTTCAGTAATTATAAGAAAAGATTATTCTTATATTAAGAAAGTATTTGAGGGTGGAGTTGTGGAAACTTCTCATGAAGAGGTTGTAGATGAGGTTGATGACCTTCCTATAATCCCCAAAAATAGTAAACCGTTGGAATCTCCTGAAGTGGTAGAAGTTAAACTTGATTATGAAGACTTAGAAAAAATGGATATAGAAGAGTTAAAAGTAATAGCCTCTGATTTGGAATTAGGAGTAGAAGGAGATACTGAACTTCTGATAGCCGCAATTTCCGACACACTTGGCCTTAAAAAGAAAGTCAATGAAGATACCATTAAAGACCGGTTGGCTAACGTAAGGGCAAAGTATGCAAGAAAATAACTAAAGGAGATATTTATGATAAATTATAAACAAATGCTGCAACTTTCCTACCCTATAAATGCTGTATTTTACGGAGAAAAAGGAGTTTTTCCTCCTAAACTCTACAGAGTTCCTATAGTGTGTTTAACTTCTGTTGAAGATGAAGAGGAAGATAGCTATTTTATAAGTTGTATGATAATTACTAAAACTGGTTTTGTTACTCCTGCTGAATTTGAAGATAACTTTATAGGAATTGAACAAGCTGGAGAAATGGATTGGGATTCCGAAGTACAGGATTTTTTAGCAAAGCAGGCTAAGAATGGGGATTAAAATTATAGATGAGGAAGATTCAAATTCTTGTGTAGAGGTAAAGAAAGAGTATAGAGAATTGTTTTCTATACTCTTGGCAGCCTTATACCAATCCTCGGAAGGAAAAGGCAAGGAACGTCATGCTAAAGAAAATGAATCTTTCAGCGAGCAACCTATTTGTGAGATTGGGAGACGTGTGGGGGTGGGTTATAACCTTGGTCAGTCAGTAAAAAAAATTTATGAGGCTAAGAATTATGGAGATAAAACCTTCAAGATAAAGGAATTGTTGGGGGCAATAAATTATCTGGCGGCCGCAGTTATTTTAATAGAAGAGGAAAAAGATAATGACTAAAAAGAAAGGAAAAGAAGAAAAAGAACCTACTGTAAAAATTGGAAATTATTTCATAAAAGATGCTCCTTTAGAGTTCATCCCAAGTGGATGTACTCTTTTAGATTTGGTATTAGGTGGAGGATATCCATTAGGTAGAATTTCTAATATTATAGGAAACGCTTCAACTAATAAAACAGGATTAGGGATTGAGGCTATTGCCAACTTTAGAAGAAAATACCCAGAAGGTTTGGTATGGTACCAAGACGCAGAATCGGCTCTGGATCTTGATTATTCCTATACCTTAGGATTACCTAAGGATGAGTTTACCTTTGTTATACAAGAAAGGGATTTATTTAAAACTAATACTTTTCTTAATGAAGCAGCGGACACTTGTTTAGAAACTAAAATTCCTTCCCTGTATGTTTTAGATACTTTTGATGCTCTAATTCCTACAAATGAAGATGGTTCTTTGGCAGAAGGATACGATGCCGCAAAAAGAGCTAATCTTCTAAATTCTATGATTACTGCTATATCCTCAAAAGTAAGGGATGCCGATATGCACCTTATGATAGTTAGTCAGGTCAGAGAAAATCTTGGAGGAGTGTATGAAAAATATAGAGTAGCTGGAGGTATGGCATTACCTTTCTATGCTTCCCAAAGGTTGTGGCTAAAGGAAATTAAAAAACTTAAGAGAACTGTTAGAGGTATAGATAAAATCTATGGTATTATGATAAATGCCAAAGCTAAGAAAAACAAAGTAGGACTCCCTTTTAGGGAATGTGATTTTCCTGTTATCTTTAATTACGGAATTGATGATGTAACTGCGTCTTTGGAATGGTTAAAAGAAGTCAAAGGAGGTTTGGAAGAGTTGGAGGTAGATTCTAAAAAGATTAAAGATTTTGCAGACTCAGTAAAGTTTGGAGAAAAGAAACATTTAAAATCTAAGATTGATGAAATTGTTTCAAGATTGTGGAATGAGGTAGAAGCGGATTCATTACCTACAAGTGGTAAATATGAATAAAAAAATATTAGGAGGCAATATGATTTTATTAGGAGAAACGGTAAAAGATTTAATTACAGGAGTAGAAGGAATTGTTATGGCAAGAACTGTATATTTAACCGGGTGTTCTCATATAGGAGTTCAGCAAAAAGCAAAAGATGATGGGTCTGTACCTGACTGGTATTGGACAGATGAAAGGAGATTTATAGTTCTGGAAGTTCCTGTTTTTTCTTTTGATAACGGAATTGAAGAAGACCTTGGAGGTCCAGCACCTAATCCAGCACAATGGTAAAATGTCTTCATTTAATAAAATAAATGATAGAACACCAAAAAAACTAATAAAAAAGGAGAAACCATCATGGAAAAAAGATTTTTTGTATCAACGATTGGATGTTTAGAAGGAGAACTACAGACACTGGAACAGGCTAAAGCGGAGGCAATTATGTGTGTTGGGGAACTTAAACAGGCGATGTATTTGTGCGAAA